TGTGCGAAGACAAAGACGGCAAGCCAATTACAGACGGCAAGTACCCGCCTGAACATCCTGGTTGCCGGTGCATGATTGGCTGGGAGCATGTGAAGAAATGAGCGTGTCAATTCGGCTGGAAGGTAAAGAAGAGCTGGTCAAGAAGCTGACTACGCTTGAGCAAATGAATCGCGTCAGGGCGGTTATTCGGCAAGAGGCTGGTGTGCTCCAGACGTTATTGCGTAAATACCCGAATAAAGTGTATTCACCTAATCCTTTGATTAAGACCGATGACAAAGTGCGGCGCGGATTCTTCTACCACCTGAAGCACGGACATATCACAGTTCCGTATAAGCGAGGCGGTGGGAAAAGCGAGAAACTTGGCGCAAGCTGGACGGTGGAATCGGAAAACCAGGGCTGGACGGCTGTGATTGGCAACGATACCAGTTACGGCGATTTGGTACAAGGCTGGGACGAACAGGTGACGCGGCATAAGTGGAGCGGGTGGATTACTGAGAAGGGCGCGATGATGGTCAAACGGCCGGGAATTATTGCCAATATTACGGCGGCGTTAGAAGAAGAGGTAAATAATGTCGGATAAATTAGCGATCAAAATACAAGTTCCAGACACGCTCATTGAGCCGGTTGAAGTTGACGCTGAAAAGCGCATGAAGGCTGACAGCGAGTACGTTGATCCAGGCTGGCGCGTGCTTGGCGTACCTTACAGCGGGCAATTGCAAGGGCGTGACGCGGACGGTGAGGCGTTCCATGAGCAGACCGAAATCTGGCTGAAATCCGGCGATTACGTCAATCTGACCTACTATCATGGCTTTGACCCGGAAGAGCCGGGAAAGAAGCAGGAAAAACCGGCTCTGATCGGGCGGGCTATCTACACAGGCAAGGACTCACGCGGGCATTGGTTTGAGCCGATGCTTGACGAGAGCGAGCCGCTGGCAAAGCGCTTGCTGGACGCGGGAGTTGAAACCTTGCGCGCTTCTTCCGGTGCTGTGAGCCACCTGGTACGCAAAAGCGCAGGCGGCTTGATTGACGTGTGGCCTGTTGGTGAACTGGCATTATTTGACACGAATGAATGGCGAAAACCGGCGAACGAGTTTGCCGTTATCGAAGCGAAAGCCGAGCTAATCACGGAGGCGATCCCAGAGGCTGAAAAATCAGCGGTGGATGCGGTTGAAGAGCAGGTTGAATCGCAAGAAACAATCAAACCTAATCAACCTATTTTGGAGGAAAAAATGGACGAGGAAAAAACCGTCGAAAAAGAACAGGCTCCAGTTGATGAGCCAAAAGTGGATATCAAGGCAGAATTTGAATCCATGAAGAAATCCTTGCTGGAAGAGCTGAAGGCAGCTCCCGGCGAGGTCAAGGGCGTTCCGACCGTCAAGAACGCGAAGGAATCACCGTCATTTGTCAAGGCGATGTTAGCTTGGGCGCAAGGCGATAACCCACGCGGTTTCAAGGGCAACGACATTACAATGGGCATGAAAGCCAATCCCTGGGAAGGCGGCGAAGATAACGAGGGCGGTTACGCCGTACCGGACGATTTCTACAATCGCATTGTAGAACAACGCCAGGAACTTTCCTGGGTTCGTCAGGCACCCGTCACCCGCTTTGTAGTCAATCACGACCGCATCCTGATCCCAACTGAAGGTACGGCCGCGACAAGACTCATTCTTACCGATGAAGAAGTCGCTTATAACGAGAACGAACCATTGTTCGGGCAAGTTGCGCTCACAATGTACAAATTCACCAAGATGTTAAAAATCTCGGAAGAGATGCTTGACGGTGACGCTGTTGGGCTGGAGGCTTACATCGCTTCCGTAGTCGCCCGCGCTTCTGCTGCTGCTGAAAACTACTACTGCACAACCAGCAATGGGAGCGGCGCGCCTCAGGGCATCATCGATGGAGCGACAGCTTCTGGCATTACCAACGCAGCCAAAGCCACTATTTTGGCAAGCGAAGTTATTGCAACAATGGGCACGGTGGCATCACCTTACCACAACGCCAATTCTGGCTTCCTGATGACTGGGGCGAGCAAGTTCCACATCATGGCCAGCACCGGCAACAACTTCCAATTCATCCCGACCCCATCAGGCGGCGACATTTTGGGCTATCCCATCTACATCGCTCCCGATATGGATACCGTTGGCTCGACCAGCGGCAAGGCTGTTTTGTTCGGCGACTTCAGCATGTACGCATTCGGCGAACGCCAGGGCTTGACCTTGAGCCGCAACCCGTATGTATATCAGGCTAACGGACAAATTGGTCTGTTCGTGAAACAGCGCTTTGGCGGCGCTGTACTCCAGACTTTGGCTCTGAAATATTTGACATTGGGAAGCTCATAATCCTGAAAGGACAATAACATGAACCTCTTAGGAAGAACCAAAATTGTCCACTCGATCTTGCCGGTTGTATCCAATACGGCATTGACCGCGGCGGTAATTGACTGCACCGGCTTCGACCGTGTCTGTCACATTATCGCTGTGGGTGCAATCGCGACCGGCGGAAAGCTGGACTACAAAGTGACCGAAAGCGCCGCGTCCAACGGAGCCAACGCGACCGATGTAACCGGCGCCGCATTGACCCAAGTGGTCGAGGCCGGCAAGGAGAAAATCTACGCGATTGACATTCCCGTCAATCCTGCCAAGCCGTACCAGCTTGCTGTTGGCGTTGCTGCCAGCGCCAACGTAAACGTTGGCGCTGTAGCTGTGCTGTACGAAGGTTCGGGCACGTTCCCGAAGGTCGCTGCTAAAGAAGCGATCATCCTCTAAATCTGTGGGGGTTATGAAGGGGCGGACTCAGTTCCGCCCCAAGACCCTCGAAAGTGAGAAACAGTTATGGCAGACCAAGTTGTAACAATAACGCAAGACAGCGTTGAATATCCATTGCAGAAAATTCAATGGGATTGGTTGAGCGCAACCGGCGGGGCTGTAAGTTCAGCCGCTTCTGGCTGGTATTGCGGCAAGATCGTAAAAGTCAGTTTGGCTTCGGATTCGGGTGGCACTGCACCGACCGACGGCTACGATGTGACCATTGAAGACGGTGACGGGCTGGACGTATTGAGCGGCAATGGCGCGAATGTGACAGCCGCCGCGACCGTATATATCAACGACCCGACCAAAATGCTGTGGGTTAGATCGGGCACGCTGACATTGAAAGTGGCGGCTGCGGGTGACGCAAAGGGCGGCGTGGTGACAATGCTCATCCAGCGCGCCTGAATGGAGTAATGATGAAAGTCAAAATCCTGATTCCATTCCGGTTCGAGATTGACCACAAGGCGGTTGAGTTCGAGCCAGGAATTGCGGAGTTGCCTGACGAATCGGTTGATGCTTTTGTCCGTGCCGGTTATGCCGCCTTGATTGAAGACGAACCGGCAATCAAGATCGTTGGCAACAAAGCAAAGGCGAAAGTAAAGGCGGTCAAGTGACATGGCATACGCAACTTCCGTACAAGTAAAAGACTATTTGGGCATTGCATCGACGGTGGTGGACGACAATCTACTTGGCGATCTGATTACGCGTGCGGAAGGCTTGATTGATGCTTACACCGGACGAACATTCACAGCCGTCACCGCTACGAAATACTTCGGCGAGAATTGCACCGACGGGCAGGATTTGATGCTTTACGGCGAAGACCTGCTGACTGTCACCAAGTTGACGAACGGCAACGCGGTGGAAGTCGCGAGCGGCAATTACCGCCTCTTCCCGCGCAATGACAGTCCGAAGTGGCTTATCCGTTTGGACGAGTCGCAATCGTGGAGTTTCTCGGACGGCGATAGCGAAATAAGCGTGGCTGGCACGTGGGGGTATAGCGCAACCGCTCCGGCTGATATCCAGCACGCTTGCGTCAGGCTGACCGCTTTTCTCTACCGGCAGAAGGACACATCGGCTGACATTGACCGACCGCTCATTACGGGCGATGGGGTCACGATTATGCCTTCTTCCCTACCGAGTGACGTGACGCGCATTCTTGACCGATACAAAAGGCGGGTGGGAGTATGAGCGCGAGCGCGATTGTAAACGTTTACGGGTCACTGGCGGCTTTGTCGGTGAGTATGGCGGATGGCACAACGCCTTATGCCTACGATCTGGACGAGCTGCCGGAATCCATCACAACCGCGCAATTGCCTTGCCGACTTCTGCTTCCGGTTGCGACCATGCCGGGTGAAGGGCGTGAAGGGCAGCACATTGCGATTGGAACGGCTATGTCAATCATCTGGCAGATAACCGACCTGATGCTTTGGCAGCCTTCCGAGCAGGGCTTGGGCTTGCGTGAGTTTGCACCGAAGTTGGTCGAATATTCAGGCAAGTATCTGGACGGGATGCGGACGTGGGGCAAGTGCCCGACTTCAAACACGACCTTGCAGAGCGTGGCGATTACGCCGGGCGAGTACGAATGGCCGCGCGGATCAGGGCGTTTCTATTCCGGCGTTCTGTGTCAATTACAAGTATTGGAGGTAGTCAGTGGATGATTGTTACGTTTATCAGGGAAGTGGCTACTTCGTGGGACTGCCAGCGCGCGATTTGAGCGTGGATGAGTGGAAACAGTTCCCGAAGGAGCTGACGAAAGCCGCGCTCAGCGCAAAGATGTACAAACTTGAGAAGGTGAAGGTTGAGATCAAAGCAACCGAACCAGAGGCAGATTGCGGATGCTAACCGGACTTGCCAAATTAGAAAATTATGAGGTGAAAAATGCTTAATGCACATAATGTTTTACAACTCGGCTGGCAGAGTGCTTTCGGAACTGCAAACGGAACGGCAACTCGCAAGCTGCAGAACGTGTCAAGTTTCAAGCTGCGCCCGGAGCTCGAAACCCGCGCGCTTGACCAATTGCGCGGCACAATGGCGCCGACCCACCAGACCACGCTTGACCGCTATTTATCCAGCGCAACCGCTGAAACGAGCGACGTTGATTTTGAAGAGCTGAACTATTGGCTGGAGATGCTATTTGGCACGGACGCGACTCCGACCGGTGCTGATCCGTATGTTCGGGATTATGCCGCGCCGCTTACAACCGCCCCTGCGCCACACTTTGCAACCTTGCAATTCGGGCAGACTGGTGAAGTCTGGCAGATGCAGGATGCAAGCGTCACGAGCCTGACGCTTAGCGGCGCTGCCAACTCCGGCGTGAGTGTGGGCGCTTCATTGATGGGCGGAAAAGTGGTTGCTGGCGCGTTGCAGGCATTGCCAGACCTAACCACCGCCACG